ATCAAACTTATGTGGACAATCAGGACTCATTACTCTTTGCAAACGAACCTTATTTTACTACGGATCATATTCATAAAAAACTTCCTCTGATTCAAACTTGGTCTAAGATGTATGGGTTAGAGTATCGTGGTGAAATGCCTGAGGTTAAGTTCAATCCTCTACAGAAAAAAATTGCTAAGGAGTTTTGGACTAGTCGTGCCAATGATAAACCTATCATGGTATTGCAAACCAATGGTGGATTATATCAAGAGCAAAGACCATATTTGTGGGCAAGAGACATGCCTGTAGCACTTGCACAAAAAATTGTAGATCATTACTCTGATGATTATCATATTTTTCAAGTCAAAAAACCTACAAGTGAATCTCTAGATGGTGTAGAAGTGATTCAAGATCCTATGAGTAATATGGAACTTGTAAGTATTCTTCTTAATAGTGAGAAGAGAATCCTCATTGACAGTTGCCTACAACATGCCGCAGCAGCACTCAAACTTCCTTCTGTGGTACTATGGAATGGAACCAGTCCAAAGGTCTTTGGATGGGATATACATACCAATGTGCAGGCAGATAAACCTGCAAACTTTAAACTTCCAAATAGTTATTTGTTTGACTTTGATTTCATGGGAGTGGAAGCAGAGTATCCTTATGTGGATGAAGACGAAGAAATCTTTAACTTTGATAAAATCGTAGAAGCAGTTGGATGAATGTTATTGGACTTTATGGTGCGATTGGTTGGAATGTTTTAATTTCTGATAATCCACAACTCAGAAAACAAATGAATGAGAGTTGGACACATGGTTCGAGTGTGACTCTCTTCTCTAATGGAAATCATGTGGTAAGTATTAGTGAGGAACGACTCACTGGTATTAAATATGATGGAAACTTTCCACGCAAGTCTATAGAATATTGTTTGTCTACTGGTAATCTTTTGAAAGAAGATATTGATGTTGTGATTGTTCCATCAATGGGCAATACAAACTTCTATAAAAATTATATCAATGGCACTTTGAAATCTAAAATTAAAAGATATTTTCCAAAGGCAAGAGTTGAAATAGTCTCTCATCATATGTGCCATGCATATTCATCTGTATTTTCTTGTGATTACAATGAAGGCACATTCATTACGATGGATAATGCAGGATCTATTTTCTTCAATGCGGCAGGTAATATTGCATCAACTGAAAATCACTCTAACGGATACTTCAATAAGGAAAAAGGAATCTTTAGATATTATCCCGGTGTTCCAGACCTGAATAACTTCGGCAATTACTATTGGATTTGGGCTTATAAAATCTATACCGAGATGGTAAAGAAAAATATTGAACTGACTGATCCAAAATACCGTGAGACATTTTGTGGTAAGGTGATGGGTCTCTCTGCCTATGGAAATGTGAAAGAGTTTCAGCAGGATTATCGTCAGACTTTTGAGGGTATTCCATCTCTTACATTTAATTCATTTCCCGGACAAGATTTTGTTTATGGAAATATGAGTCCAGAGAACAAGGCAAAGACTCTACAACATAACTTTGAGCAGGGTATGTTGGCATATATGAAGGCACTCAAAGAGCAAGGATACATTGATGATAATCTCTGTCTTGCTGGTGGTGTCTTTCTAAACATTCTTGCAAACTCTGTGATTCGTAAGAGTAATGTTGCCGAGAACATTCACATCCCACCATTTCCTGATGATACTGGACTTTCATTTGGTGCTGCTTGTTATGGTGTCTTTAAATCAAAAGAACGGGTAACTCTTCCACATAACATCTCACTTCTTGGTCGAACTTATAGTGATCAAGAAATTGAGGAAGCACTTGAAGGAAAGAACTATAAGAAGTTTGATAACTTTGAGGAGTTATGTGAGAAGACTGCAAAACTTCTTGCTGAAAATAAAATTGTTGGGTGGTTCCAAAACAGATCGGAGTTTGGTCCCAGAGCATTAGGTTCTCGTTCCATCCTGATGAATCCCACACCAAAAGAAAATAAAGAGACAATCAATACACGTATCAAGCACAGAGAAGAGTGGCGTCCATTTGCAGGCATTATGCTTGAAGAATATCAGGAAGAATACTTCACCGATGTTTATCCAAATGAATATATGTTATACTCTCTTGTAGTTAGACCACATCAAAGAAAGAAACTTGGAGCAATCACACATAAAGATTTTTCTTGTAGGATTCAAACTGTGAATAGTGAATTGCATCCAGAGGTTACGACACTTCTTCAAAAATATAATGAAGAAACTGAGTGCCCTGTATTGTTGAATACTTCTTTCAATGATAATGGTCAACCAATTGCAGAAACTCCAAAGGATGCTATCAAAACATTTGAAAATATTGATTTAGATTATCTTGTAATTGGAAATTATGTTGTATCTAAAAAGTAATTTATGAATTTTACAGTATACTCAAAAAACAATTGTCCCTATTGCTATAAGGTCAAACAGGTGTTAGAATTAACTGGTAGCAATTATGAGATTCATACTCTTGATGAGGACTTCACACAACAAGAGTTTTATGCTAAATTTGGCCAGGGTTCGACATTCCCTCAAGTAATGTGTGATGATAAAAAATTAGGAGGATGTGTTGACACAATCAAATTTCTCAGAGAACAACAAGTCATCAAGTCCTAACATAAATAAATCAGAAGACCACAAAAATCGTGGTGTTGATTTCCTACTTAATGGAGGTAAAAGAAAGCAAGTCCAACCATTTCATATCATCTTCGAAAAGATGGTTTGCTTTCTAAGACGGGAGGTTACCATCTATTTCGAATTTTCCATCAAAACACGGAAAAGACAAGTAGTATCCCGGAGAAAGAAAAATGTTAGCAGTTAGTTTAGTCTTTGGATCATTCTTAACCATTTTATTTTTGATACTGGGACTTGTAATTGGTTGGACTGCTAGAGAATATATGATGAATTATCGGGAAGTTCCAAGACCTCATCCTGAAATGTTTGATGAGCAAGGAAATCTAATTCCTGACGAAGTAATTGCATTTAACTTTGAAAATTATGACTACGACAACAACGAAGAAGAAGACGACGACAACTAAGTCTACCTCACTAGAACTTCCAAGAAATCCATTTGTATTTGAGGTTTTAGATCTTGCCTCAAAGCAAAGAAGCAAGGCAAAAAAAGTAGAGGTTCTGAAAAAATATAGGGACAATGGTTTAGTTGCCGTTCTTATCTGGAACTTTGATGAAACTATTACATCTCTTCTTCCAGAAGGAGAAGTTCCTTATTCTGGATTTGAGGATCAAGCAAAGTCCAATGGTGGATTAACGACTAAGATTACAGAAGAAGTTCGTCGTATGCACGAGACTGATTCTTTTTCTATGGGTTCGAGTGATAAGAATGGACACACTACGATTCGTAGGGAATTTAAAAACTTCTATCATTTTTTGAAAGGAGGAAATCCCGGACTGAATGCAATTCGTCGTGAAACAATGTTCATCAATATTCTTGAGGGACTTCATCCACTTGAGGCAGAAATCATTTGCCTTGTAAAGGATAAAAAACTGACCGATAAGTATAAGATTACAAAAGAGATTGTGAGTGAAGCATATCCAGATATTACTTGGGGAGGTAGAGGTTGAGAATTCTTTATGAAGATTGTGATCCAGACAAGGCACTAGATAAATCTCTTCCATATACTGCTTATCTAATAGAGTATAAAAAGGATGGAGAGTCTCATTATGATGTTGCACTAGGCAAAAAGCAAGTTGAAATCTTTGATCACTATTGGGATAAGTATCGTGAAAACTTTGTGAATATGAAACAGAGTGAGGGAAGAATCAATCCAAAACTCTGGGGTAATGAACCACCCAAAACCAAAAGTCGAAAGTGATTCCAAAAAAGTCGCAAAAAAATCTCCGGAAAATTTTTGGTCTGTAGGGTCGCTTGACTAAATAAGGTATGAGGTCTATAATAGACCTGTCGTTTATCGGAGAAATCTCCGACGCAAGTAAGTCGCGCAACGGAACGTTGATCCCATGTTAGAAATACTTCTGTATTCTACACTCACTTGCCCTCAAGCTGATGCTATTATGCTGAAGATTAAGGCAAACGAAGATCTTGAGAATTTTATCAAGATTGAGTTGGTTGAGACCGTCAAGGAATCAGTGCCCGAGTGTACATGGGACGCAAACGACTGAAGAAACGGAAAAAACGGATCCTGATTATTCAGAGAAGGTTAATTTCACCCATTTCTTTAGGAGTATAAAAATGAACACACTTAATATGATTCGCAAGCAGATCAATAAAGCATCTGCTCTTCACGACGCACAAATTCATATGACATCTTATCGTGGTGTCAAGTATGAGTGCAAGCAAGGAACCGATGATCTTCACGGCACCTTCTGCTATCGTGGACACACTTATAGTAAGTGAATTACTTGTAAATCGTCAGAGGGGTTGCTAACCCCTCTTTTTTTATGTTATAATGTGGTGAAACAGCAAAGTATTATGGAGAAAGAAAGACTTAAACTCATTGTCAGAAATCTTGAACTACTAGTTGATTCATTAAAGGCAGAAGTATATTCTGATGTGGACGCATATAAAACGTCTGTAGATACTTCCAAACTTCCTGGAATGACTGATTATGATGAAATCTTTGAGGATGATGATGGATATCCAGATTAAAACAAAGAAAGCAAAAGAACTTATAAAATTGCTTGAAAGACTCATCAAGCAAGATCATCTTTATACTGAAGAACGTATTATTGAGATGAAAAATGCTCTTCGTAGTGCAAAAGAAGAAGTTGCAAAAATGGAAAAACAAAATTACAAAGGATTTGGCAAATGAGTGTAAAATTAGTAAGTGTAACTCCTGATGCGGAAAAGACAATGGCATATGTTGCCAGAGTGTCAAATCCAAATAATCAAGAGAATCCAAACTATGCGAAGTTGTTGGGTTATTGTATCAAGCATAATCATTGGTCTGTGTTTGAGCAGAGTTTTATGACTCTAGAGATTGAGACTACGAGAGGTCTGGCAGCTCAAATATTGCGACACCGTTCGTTCACATATCAAGAGTTTTCACAACGGTATGCTGACAGTTCTATGTTGGCAGATCAGGTTCCTATGTTTGACCTGCGTCGTCAAGATACCAAGAATCGTCAAAACTCCATTGATGATATTGACCCATTTGTGAAGCAAGAGTTTGAAATCAAGATTCGTCGTCACTTTGATGAAGCAATGGTCTTGTATCAATCCATGCTTGACTCTGGAATCGCAAAGGAGTGTGCTCGATTTGTTCTTCCTTTGGCAACACCAACTCGTCTTTATATGTCTGGTTCATGTCGTTCGTGGATCCATTACATCACCCTTAGATCTGCCAATGGTACTCAAAAGGAGCACATGGATATTGCAGAAGCATGTAAGAAAATTTTTGTGGAACAATTCCCGACTTGTGCAGAAGCCCTTGAGTGGTCGTGAAGATAGTTGATAATTTTCTACCAAAAGAAGAATTCTTAATTGTAAGGGACAATCTCGTATTTAATACAGGATTTCCCTTTTTTCTTCATCGGGGTATAACAAAATCAGGAGACTCTAATAATCATTGGTTTGGTGCTCATGTAGTATATAATCAAGGAGTACCAACTTCTGATGTATATGATGAAATAGGAAATATCTTTTTTCCACATTTAAATATGAGATCTTTATTGAGGATAAAGATCAATTTTTATCCAAATACTTATGAGGTTATAGAGCATAAATCACATATTGATTATGATTTTTTACACACTGCCGCAATTTTTTCACTGAATACCTGTAATGGGTATACAAAAATTGGTAATGATGCTATTGTAGATAGTGTTGAAAACAGGATGGTATTCTTTGATGGATCCAATTATCACAGATCTACAACAACTTCAAATCAATTAGGCAGATTTAATATATCTTTCAACTACCTGTAATAAATATTTTTATCTTGGATTTTTAACAATGGCAACATATCCTGTAGTTCATAAAGTGACGGGTGAACAAAAAGAAGTAAAGATGAGTATTCATGAATGGACACAATGGTGTGAAGATAATCCCGATTGGCAACGGGATTGGTCTGATCCTTCTACTGCTCCAATGGCAACGGATGTTGGTGAATGGAGAGACAAACTTGTAAATAAACATCCAGGATGGAATGAAGTCCTTGATAAAGTAAGTAAATCTCCAAAAGCAAACGTAAAGAAGATTTAAGAATGGCAAGAAGAAAGAGAGCATCAGCAAATGATCAACCAATTGGAGTTGGTTTGACTGCAAAACAGATGAAGAGAAAAAAACCTCTGAGTTCTGAATATTTGGTTGATATTGATCCACTTACAGAAAATCAAAAAACTCTATTCAATTCATATAAAGAAGGAAAACACATTGTTGCCTATGGATGTGCAGGCACAGGTAAGACCTTTATTACCCTCTATAATGCACTTAAAGATGTTCTGAGTGAGAATACACCTTATGAGAGAATCTACCTTGTGAGGTCTCTTGTAGCAACTAGAGAGATTGGTTTCTTGCCAGGATCACATGAAGATAAGGCAGATATTTACCAAATTCCTTATAAGAATATGGTAAAGTATATGTTCCAGATGCCATCTGATGCTGACTTTGAGATGCTTTATGGTAATCTTAAATCACAAGAAACTATTAAGTTTTGGAGCACATCATTTCTTCGTGGAACAACTCTTGATAATGCAATTGTGATTGTTGACGAATTTCAGAACCTCAACTTTCACGAACTTGATAGTATCATTACTCGTGTTGGTGAAAATACCAAGATTTGTTTTTGTGGGGACGCAATGCAGTCCGATTTGCAAAAAACAAACGAAAAGAATGGTATTGTAGATTTTATGAGTGTCTTGCGTAAAATGCCATCTTTTGATATGATTGAGTTTGAAGTTGACGATATTGTCCGTTCTGGACTTGTCAAAGAATATATTATTGCAAAACGAGAAGCAGGTTTTTAATGTTTAATCATGTTGATATTAGTCTCCCTCAACTTGATAGGGAGACTATTGATGGAGTTCGTTATTATAAAGTTCCTACTGAAGAGGAACTTCTCCGACTGGTTTCCATTACTTCGGTAACCAGTCATTTTAATAAGGAGATTTTTGTCAAGTGGCGTAAAAAAGTTGGTAATGAAGAAGCAGATCGTATCACCAAGGCTGCAACAAGTCGTGGTACTGATATGCA